AGGCTAATAACTGTGAAACAGGACTCTTTTGTGGTGATTGGCACCACAACAGGAACAGTTTGAACCTCACAACTATGGATACAACCATCAGGTTGTTAGAAAAACTAGGCAATGCCTTTGAACAGTTCTATATGTTTGCAGGTAACCACGACTTATACTACAAAGACAAGCGAGATGTAAAGTCAACTGAGTTTGCAAAACACATCCCAGGTATTACAGTAGTAGATGAGATACAGGTTATCGAAGATGTAGCACTGGTTCCATGGTTAGTAGGTGACGAATGGCGTAGAATTGAGAAGTTACAATCCAAATACTTGTTTGGACACTTTGAACTGCCTAGTTTCTATATGAATGCAATGGTACAAATGCCAGACCACGGTGAACTAAAGTCGGAACACTTTAAGAACCAAGAGTATGTGTTTAGTGGACACTTCCACAAGCGTCAGAAGCAGGGCAAGATCCACTACATTGGTAATGCTTTCCCACACAACTATGCAGATGCTTGGGATGATGACCGTGGTATGATGATATTGGACCGTGAGAACGATGCAGAACCAGAGTACGTCAACTGGCCAGACTGTCCTAAGTACCGTACAGTCAAGTTATCACAGTTGATTGACGAACAAGAAACACTTATCAAACCAAACATGTATTTGAGAGTGAACTTAGATATTGATATTAGCTACGAAGAAGCAAGTTTTATCAAAGAAACCTTTATGGAACGCTTTGGTTGTAGAGAAATTACATTGATTCCACAGAAACAATTGGAAGAAATCAACACAGACTTGGATATAACACAATTTGAGAGTGTCGATCAAATTGTAAGTAAAGAAATACAAAGCATTGACACAGACAGCTTTGATAAAAAGCTGCTTTTGGACATTTATAACGAACTAGTATGATAAAAATTAGAGACTTAACGGTAAAAAACTTTATGAGTGTGGGTAATGTTACCCAGGCTGTTGACTTTAACAAAGAACAGCTTACTCTAGTGCTTGGTGAAAACTTAGACCAAGGAGGTGACGACACTGGATCACGAAACGGAACAGGTAAGACAACAATTATTAATGCATTGTCCTATGCCTTGTACGGCCAAGCACTGACCAACATAAAAAGGAATAATCTTATTAACAAGACTAATTCCAAAGGAATGTTGGTCACACTGAATTTTGACAAAGAAGGTAATAGTTATCGTATTGAACGTGGCAGATCGCCTAACGTTCTCAAGTTTTATATCAACAATCACGAACAAGTTGATGCAAACATTGATGAATCACAAGGTGATAGTAGAGAAACACAAAAATCTATTGCAGAATTACTAGGTATGAGTCATGATATGTTCAAACATATCATTGCATTGAACACATATACTGAACCTTTCTTGAGTATGAGAACAAATGACCAACGTGCTATTATAGAACAGCTACTTGGAATCACTATCCTTACAGAAAAAGCAGACTTACTCAAAGAAAAAGTCAAACAAACCAAAGATTTTATCACAGAAGAAACATTAAAGATCAATGCTATAGAAGCTAGTAACAAAAAAATTGAATCTAGTATCGAAACACTAGCTGGAAGACAACGTGCATGGCTTGCAAAGCAAAAACAAGACGTTGAAAAGCTAGAAAACAGTATTGTTGAACTAGAAAAGCTAGATATTGATGCAGAATTAGAAGCACACGACAATTTAACCAACTGGACAGAACTAAATAATCGTCTTACTAGCCTTAACAAAGAAAAAGCAACACTTGAAGCAGCATTGTTGAGGGCAACTAAGAGTGTTGACAAGGCAGAAAAGGATATTACAGATTTAGATGACGCTATTTGTTATACTTGCGGTCAAGAACTTCATGCAGAAAAGAAAAAAGAAATTGAAACACGCAAACAAAAAGAATTAACTGATGCACTTGCATATCAAACCGAAGTTGCTGATAAATTAGAAGCAACCATGGGCTTTCTCAATGAAATAGGACACATAAACGGACGTCCTGATACATTTTATGAAACTGCAAAAGAAGCATACGAACATAGAAACAACGTAGATAATCTTAATAAAACACTGATAAGTAAAAAGCAAGAAGAAGATCCTTATCAGGCACAGATTGACGACTTAAAAACAACAGCATTGCAAGAAATTGATTGGAATGCTGTAAACACATTAACAAATTTGAAAGAACACCAAGAGTTTCTCCTTAAACTTCTGACCAACAAAGATAGTTTTATACGTAAAAAAATAATTGATCAGAACTTGGCGTACTTGAATAACAGGCTAACATATTATTTAGACAAACTAGGCTTACCTCATCAGGTCAAGTTCTTAAACGACTTGTCTGTTGAGATTACTCAACTAGGACAGGACTTAGATTTTGACAACTTATCAAGAGGCGAACGCAACAGGCTAATACTAGGCATGAGTTGGTCATTTAGAGATGTATGGGAATCATTATACCAAGGCATCAACTTATTGTTTATCGATGAGTTAATTGACTCTGGTATGGACACTGCTGGTGTTGAAAATAGTTTAGCTGTGCTCAAGAAGATGGGCAGAGAAAGACAGAAGAATGTATTCTTAATCTCTCACAAAGACGAACTTGTTGGTAGAGTCAATCATGTTATGAAAGTTGTTAAAGAAAATGGCTTTACTAACTATGAGAACGATATTGACATTATAGAATGACAGACGATACACACGACTTGTTGATGCAAAAAGTTATGGACTACCTCAAAGCTAGTGAGGAGTTTGAAACACGGCCAAGTAAAAATACTAGCCGTACAGCAAGACGTGAGCTTAGAGAATTAATGAGACTAGCAAAGGCAAGACAAGACGAAATCATGGATCATTACAATGAAGTATTAGAAGGATTTCGCAAAGATCAAAAATGGCAAGGCAGAAGAAAGCACCCACTTATATAGTGTATGAGTTGGACATACAAAGGCAAAAAGGTTGAAACAATACCTGACGAATACGAAGGCTTTGTATATCTGATAACAAACAAAAAGACAAAACAAAAGTACGTAGGCAAAAAACTAGCAAGGTTCAAAACTACAAAGCCACCATTAAAAGGCAAAAAGAACAAACGTCGAGGCTACAAAGAAAGCGATTGGCGTGAATACTGGGGAAGTTCAGATAGACTGAACGAAGATGTAAAAAACTTAGGCGAAAAAAATTTCTCTCGTGAAATACTTTACTTCTGTAAAAGTAGAGCAGAAATGAGTTACATTGAAGCACGAGAACAGTTTGACAGGCGAGTATTAGAAACAGACGAATACTACAATGGCATCATCAATGTAAGAGTTGGTGGTTCTAAAAAACTACGCCAGGCACTACTAGAAAACAAATAGGCTATATAACGAGCTCTAAAAAAATCCAAGATCCAGCCGAGGTAATGCTCGTGGCCGGTGGTGTGGTATGCTCGCGTGAAGAAACATACGATAGGTTTTGAAGGATTGTGGCTCTGAGAAAAAGCAACCACAGGGTAAGTGTTTTCGCTTGTTAGGGAATTACTGCCTTCCGTTGATATGACGAAGCTAGAGTAGGAGGATACAGGTCAACCGCCTCCGACAATGTAAATTGAATCTCTTTTGACAAGATGGCTGAAGCGACTCGAATAATGCTCAAAAGCTACTTCGCCCGGCAACGGGCGAATTATGACTTCACAATCTGAATAATACTAAAAGCATATGCAAAGCATATGCCTTACTAATACTGTTATCAAGAAGTAATAGTTCGTGTTGAGTGTAACGAAAACACAGATGAACGTTAGTTCATCTAATAATACTAAATACACTATACAGCTGGAACACTTATGAATGAAAATCCTTGACATAATAGAACACAAAACCACAATCACATATAAAACAAATCTCGTAGAAGCAAAGGCAGCATCTATTGGAGATAATTTTCCTTTAGGTGCTGTTGTGCCTATGGATGGTGTTGGTGGTAACACATGGGCTATTGGATTAGGCACAGACGAAGTTATACAATTTTCAAGCGATACAAAAAACAACGTCAACGGAGAAACAGCCGCAAGGAACTTTCTCAAAAGCAATGAGGGTTTGTTTAACAAACAAACACCTGCAATTAACCAAATAAAAAGTGCAGCAGCCGATCTAGGTGATAATGTAAAAGTTCGAAACCTTAGCGGATATTTTAGGACTCTAAGTACAAGAGCTGCTTCTGCTAGTGCTTCAACATATCAAGCATTACAAAAAATTCCTGCTCCAGTGGTAGGTGGTACTCTTGAAAAAGTATTAGCAAGCAAAGTTTGGACAGGACTTTTTAGGGCTATTGGTGCAGTTGGATTACCATATGCAGCAATAACAAATGCAATAGAAATTATAGATGACCTTGAAAGAGAAGCACAAACTGCAACATCAGAAGAACAAAAAGAATTGCTAGAATTACGTAACATTGTAGTAGGTCAACTGTCAGTGCAGTTATTGGCTATATTGATAATAATTTTTAGGAATGCACAATATATCAAAAAAGCATTAGGACCTATCAAGTGGACTGTTAGAGCAATACAAGGCGGAGGCGTTGTATCAGGAGTAGGCACAATACCCACCTTGGTTAGTATGTTGGTCACTGAAGCTGCTTGGTTAGCAGCTGGATTTATTGTTACAAGCGCAACTGTACAAAGGAAATTAGCAGAGTATTTCCATGGCATGGCAATGGGAGAAATTTTAGGTTTCCTTGGAGCGGGTGTAGTAGCAGGAGTTCAAATTCTTGACAATCTTACAGATGGTGCATTTGGCACAGCTGAAATGAGACGTGCATTAGGTTGGGATCCTGACAGTGCTGACGCACCAGAAGGTGAAATGACCACTAGCAGTGAATGGGCAAAATTAGTTTTTCATGGTTTGTTGTTTCCGCCTGGTGCAAAAAAATACAAAGTGCCTTATATTGCACCACAACAAAGAGTAAGAATGTTACAGGATAAAATGGGAATACAACCAGCACCTCCACAAGGTAATCAGCCTTCTGTGCCTGGCATGCCTGAAAATCCTGATGCTCCTCCTGGACCTCAGTAATTAAATCAAAGGCATTTTTGCATTTTTTGTATTTTCAATATTATCTTTGATAATGTTGTTCATTATCTCTTGATCTTCAATATCAGTATCATATAGTAAGTCGTGAACCGACACTCCGCCTCGCATGTACCAAGATAGTTTATAACAAAAATCTTTTATCTGTTTTATTTCGTTTTCCATTTCCTTGGCTAACGAGTTGATTTCGTCGTCAGTTAAACTCGTTAGCCTTTGGCGAAAAAATCAGATTGGTCCAGACTTACTAAAATTTTATGTTCTTTTTTACACTCGTCGTTGCCACAAACAACAGTTTGACTTGGAGTTCTCCAAATTTTACTTTGAGCTTCAATATGGTCTTTTACTTTTTGAAATATGTGTACATCAGCACCACTCATGAATTCTACTATTTCTTCTCTACGTGTTTCAGTTTCACCATCAACAGTAACACTTTCAACGTTATCAAAAATAATTTTAATAGCATGTTCAGCAATTTGTGTAAGCAAACTATCGACATATTTTGCTTTTTCTTCTTCGTTGTCTTCTAATGCTCTAACTTGTACATCCATAGCACGTTGTAAAGCAACAGCAGTTTTTTGATTGTTAGTTAACTGCTTATAATCAACAGGTTTTAATTTAATTAGAAAATCATCAACAACTAATTTATCTGTGTATTCACATTTTTGATAGAACTCTAAAAGTTCACTTAATTCAATATCATATGTATGTGTTGTTTTACAATGCGGACATTTACTGCTTACTGTCATAGAAGGACCATAAGTTGCCATTCTAATTGCAATTAAAATAGTATCAATGTCCAGTGTTGGAATGTTCCAAGGATTTTGTATAGAAGGTATACAACTTTGAATACATCTTGCTGTGGCTTCGCCGTTGATCAAAGCATCGGGTGTTTTGAACAATATTTCATCAGCAGCAGTCATACTATACACTGCTAACTGAGTGTATACATCATTGTTTAATGTTCCAGTTGAAGAATATTTTCCTTGTGAAGGTAAATCTATAAACACTTTTGGTTTACGTTTGTATTTCTTCAACGGACTTTCACTAGTCGTTTCCATGTTTATTTCCTTAGGATAAATACAATACCCGTATATTTATGGGTATTTTATATGTGGAGACCTGCTTTTGGCTGACGAATCAAACATTTTGCGAGACCTAGGTGGCGCTGCTAATTTCTTTGGTAGAGAAATAAAAGGAGCAGCTAGTGCCGGTGTTGCAATGGCAGGTGAGCTACTCAACGCCAATCAAAGTTTAAGTGCATATACAAATTCGTTAGCAACTAACACCAAGATACTTGGTAGCTTTGGTAAAGTTATTAACGGTCTCACAAAGTTTGCAGAAGAAAGTTTAACTGAATATCAAACGCTAACAGGTATAGGCGCAACGTTTGGCAAAGAAATGTCAAACATAAAAATTGCTGCTGCTGAAATGGGCATGAGTGTCAAAGACATGACAGACTTGCTTACAAGAAATTCAGACACACTTAGATCTTTTGGTGGTACCACAGACTTAGCAATATCAAGATTTAATAGATTTAGTAAAGCAATGTTAGATAGTCCTGCTGGTACTGAACTACGTAGGTTAGGTTTTACAGCAAGCGATATTAACGAAACACTTATGGTGTACAACGAACTTGCACAGCAAGACGGATTGAATCAAAGACGTAGTACACAAGATCAGGTAGCAAGTGCTAGACAGTTTGCAGAAGAACTTGATGGCCTATCAAAACTCACAGGTAAACAACGTAAAGAACTTGCAGATGAAATGAAAGCAAGACGCAGAGAAGGTGATGTCCAAGCCTTCTTGATGGGCCAAAGTGCCGAAACGCAAGAAGCGTTTATGATGGCTACGCAAAAAATCAAAGACACAATGGGTCCACAGTTTGAAGCATTGTTCCAAGACTTGATGATACGTGGTGCACCGATTACAGAAGACACACGTAATGCTTTTATTGCCTTAGGCGGTAGTGCAGATGAATTTGAAGCAACTGTTGCTAGTTTCAAATCAGGTATGCAAACTGGAGAGTTTGACAATTTTAATGCAACATTAACAAATGCACAAGGTGCATTTCTTGATAACTTGAAAACTGACGAAGCTAGAACAATGGCAATGCAAAGTGGACTCAGTGGTGTTGCTGATGCAATGGCACAAGCATACGAAAGCAGTTATAATTTTGCGAATGCTGTTGACGCAAGTGCAGAAAAAGGAGCAACATCTGCTGCTACAATTAATAAATTACAAGAACAAATACAAGCAGAACAATTAAGACAAACACAAGCAACTGGTGGTTTGATTGATAAGACTGTGCAAATGCAAGAAGCATTAAGGAAATTCACTGAAGCTGCTACAACTGAAGTATTGCCTAGGCTAGAATCAATGGCTGTCAAGGGTATAGACATGTTCCTAGACAGATTGCCTCCTGCATCTGAAATTGCAGCACAACTAGCAAACGGTGTTAACACATTATTTGATGAAATCAGTGGTGACAAAGGCATTATGAACTTGTCAGGAGAAATTCAGAATTCAGCAGATAGTCAAGTTAATGCAATCGAAGAGGCTGCTAAATCACAAGGTGCTTCTATTGCTGAAGCTCAGACAGCAGCAGACGAAAATGCTGTTATTACACAGCAACAATTACAAACTGCACAAGATGCTAACGAAGAAGCTCAAAGACAAAATCTTGAAAAAATAGTTGAATTAAAAGAAGCAAACAACAGAATAGCAGAACTTACAAGTCAAGGTTTCAACGAAATGGAACCACCAATGCAAGAAGCTATTGAAAAAGCAGCCGCAGCAGAAGCAGCAGCAAAAGTTGCAGCTGAGAGAGCAGAAGCAACACAAAGAGTTGCTGAAAGCATGAGTCACATGAGGCGCACAGGAAGCATACGTGGTTTTGCAGAAGGTGGTAGAATAGGTGCAGGCGAACTTGGAATGGTTGGAGAAGCAGGTGCTGAATTTATTGCTGGACCAGCTCAAGTGATGAGTGCAAGGACAAGTATGGGTGTGATGGATAATCTAATGAAAAGTATCAAAGCATTAGATACAAATGTTCAAACTCAAAATGAACAAGCACAAAATGGCATAAGTAATAGTAGTAATTATACAAATTTAGAACCTAAGTTTGATGCTATGATTGGTTTACTATCACAGTTAGTAAGTGTTGAAGTAGGTGCAGAACGTACAGCACAAAGAACATTCAAAGCAACAAGAGGGTTACAAGGTAATATGTTAAGAGGTATAGGCGCATGAGTTGGAAAAAATATTTTACACCGGTTCCAACAGCCGACAATAGAAGCGGAAGTTTTTCGCCTTTTTCTTTGAAAGGCAACAACGGTATTGGACCTGCGGCAGCAAACTATAGTTCGCATTTACCTGATGTATATGTAGGATCTCCTAATCGTATCGAGCGTTATAATCAATATAACACAATGGACAGTGATTCAGAAGTTAATGCTGCACTTGACATTTTAGGTGAGTTTACTACACAAAAGAACAAACAAAACAATACACACTTTAGTATTCATTTTAATAGTAAGGCAACAAACAGCGAAGTACAAGTACTTGGTCAGTATCTACAACAATGGTGCAAACTCAATCAGTTTGAAACACGTATGTTTAGAGTGATGCGTAACACTTTCAAGTATGGCGATCAGTTTTTTATACGTGATCCTGAAACACAAAAATGGTATCATGTTGATCCTAGTCAGATTACAAAAATTATTGTTAATGAAAGTGACGGTAAACGTCCTGAACAGTATGTTGTTAAAAATATGAATTTTGCATTTGATAATTTAAGTGCAACACCTTTGAACACAACAAACAGTTATGGCCCAGGTGGAGCATCTCCAGGTTATCAAACTATTACACAGCAAAGTTCTACAGCAGGTAACAATCACACACCAAGTGGAAACACAAGTAGATTTTCTCAAGAACATGACGAAACACATGTTGATGCACAGCACGTGGTGCATTTAAGTTTAAGCGAAGGACTTGATCAAAACTATCCATTTGGTAACAGTTTGCTTGAAAGTATTTTTAAGGTTTACAAGCAGAAAGAACTGCTTGAGGATGCGATTATTATCTATCGTGTCCAACGTGCGCCAGAGCGCAGAGTATTCTACGTTGATGTGGGCAACATGCCTTCACACCTTGCTATGCAATTTGTTGAGCGTGTGAAAACGGAAATACATCAAAGACGAATCCCATCCAAGACAGGTGGTGGTACAAATGTTATAGACAGTTCATATAATCCACTGTCAATCAACGAAGACTACTTCTTTCCACAAACTGCTGAAGGGCGTGGATCAAAAGTTGAAACTCTACCAGGCGGTACTAACCTAGGAGAGATTGATGACC